TACAGATCTTGAGAAAGAAGGATCTAGAAATTTAGGTAATACAGGAATAACAATGTATATTGATAACAATCAATATTTTATTAAAAAGTAATGGCATCGGCTTGGAGTACAGATACAGTTACGGCAGTTAACTATCATAGTGACGCTGAGGATGTTATTCGGTTTAATAATAAATCGTTGGGTGCTAACGAACGTAATAAGACATATAAAAAATGGTGGAAGGAGCAAATAAGATTATATGGAACTAATATTAGTTATTACGTCCGAAAATTTGATTTAGCTAACACTGATAAAGTGTATGGTGAAAATCCGTATCAAGGATATCAGGTTCCTCAGACCATGACTATGTTAATAGACTTAACTGATGGTGCAATAACATATTCTCAATATGGTTTAGTATCTGACGATGAATTAACAGCAGTAATAGATATTGAAACTTATCAGCAAACTCTGTCTTCTTATTATCATTCTTCTGGTTATACTGGTACGTTAAGCGCTATGCCTAACGCAGGAGATGTATTTCAATTAACTGAATATGGTTCAGTTGATCGACCTGGTGGAAAGGACGGAAAGATATTTGAAATTACAGAACGTATGGATCAAATGGTTGGTGAGATCAATCAGCTCCAAGGTCATTATGTATTTAGACTCCGTGCACGTAGAAATGATCATACATTCTTACCGGGATTACCTGCTGAAGCTAAATCTACTCAAGTTACTGATACGTCAGGTGTCGGACCTTTAACAGCTCTTGAGACTGATTATATTAATGATTTAGATACAGAACAAGCAACGTATTTTGAATATGGATCTAACGACGATGTGTATGGAGACTATTACTAAATTCATATTCTACATCCTTTAAAACAGAAGGATATCTTTCATTAATATATTTGTTAATAGGAATCGGCTTTAGACAATCTTTTGTATGTCCTATTTTTTCTGCTTTTTCAGCAATAATATTTACTGCTTCAAATAAGCACAACCATCGTGCCAGTTGTGAATAGTCTTTAGTAGGTTTTTTATTGTTCATAAATCATTGTTGTTGGTAATACAGTACTAATATCAATTTTTACTTTATTCTGAGCATCACATTCTTCACAATTAAATTCATTGTCGTCCTTTGTTAATATTACATATACATTATTCATTTTTTTACATCCTTGACATTCAGCTAAAATCCGATTTTGTTCTGCTAATTGAGATAAATGTAGCGCCTCTTTTTCTAAATTTAAGCGAGCGATATATCTAAGAATATTATTATATAGAAAAAAGAACAGTATTTGAGCCCCGGTTGCTCCTATGAATACTTTTATAAAGCTAGTAAGGGAGGGATAAAATAAAACTGTTATACCGCTAATTGAACTTGAAATTAAAATTAAAATTAATAAACTCTTAACTATCTGATTCGTCATGATCTAAATCTTCCGACACTGATTTTATAAGATCTTGAATTTTTTGCAACTTTAAAGTTGCGGCTTGTACAACTTTTTCGTCTAAGTGGGNGGAAGGATTTTCGAACAGCTGAACTAATAGCCCAGTAGCATCCGCTATATTTTTATAAGCGGAACCTAATTGTTCAATTAAATGATCACCTGGAAAAGGAACAAGGTCAGCTGAAATTTGATTATAAGTTGCTGGACTAGCCTGTGCAATATCAGCTAATGTTTTTGTAGTTGGTCGAACGTGTCTAGACTTCACGTCTTTCCAATACTTGTTAGTGTACTTATATAAATCTTCGAAAAGTATGCCTTTCATCATAAGTATTTATTAAATACTTACATGGGAAAGTTTGAAAATAAATTTTTATCTTTACTTTTAGAAGATGAATTTGATGCACCAGGCCCAGCTGCTGCTCCCGGACCCGCACCTGCGCCAGCAATTGATGCGGAGCCGACCGACGATCAACAATCTTTTGCAAATGCTTTAGATGAACCAGATCATGCCGACGATTTTGAAGATGTAATAGATCAGAACCCGAACGAGCAACAAGAACTTGAAGATTTACAAGAATGGATTACCAATATTGATGAGGTATTACAATATCTTAATGGTGGTATTTCTAGTGTGTTAGGTAAGTTACGAGATGATAATAAAGTAGGTACTATTTATGCTGATGTTTCTGATGCTACAAAAAATGAAGTTTTAGATGTATGTGAGAGATTAGCAGGATTAAATCAAATTTTTAAAAACCTTTATATAGAAAAACATAAATAATTAATATTATGGCAAATNCAGGAAGACGAGCGGAGTTACAACGAGGAATAGAGACCCACGAGATCCAATCTAGAAAAGCACGTGTTGCTTGGAAAGCGACGAGATCGGCTTGGCAAGTGATTGAAAAGGAGCACNNCGGTACTCCGTCTGCGGACATAATCGCGGCTCATGAGAAGGAAGAGAAGGTCGCTGAAAAGGCATATAGGGATGCGAAAAAAGAAAGAAAAGCAGCAGAAAAGGTATTAGCTCAATTTGATGCTGCAGAGGCTGCCAAAGATGCTGCTCCTGGAGGACCAGCGCCAGCACCTCCTCCACCGCCGAAGCCAGCGCCCAAGGCGTCGGGTTATAAGTCTGATCTTGATAAGAAATGGGCTGTTTATATAGCTGGACCAAAAGCGGCTACTGATAAAGCGTGGGCGGATGAAATAGCTGGGCCTAGGCCAGCAGGTTGGACTGGTTAATTAAATTCTAGATAATAATAATTTACCTTTTAATTCAGTATAACTATTGTTAAGTATAAACCGAGATGTAACTTCGTCTCGGTTTATTTTTACGCACAAATCATTAAAATCTTTAAAATTTAATAACTCTTCAGGCCATATAAAACACTTTTCTCCTTGACTGAGTAATAATTGAGTTTTTTGTTTTGCTGTTTCATCACAGTGTTGGTTATCAAGAACCCAAATACGCTTATGAAAAGGTTTTTGAATTATTTGTTGTTCTTGTCGTTTTGTAAAACAAGATCTACCTTTGCTGATACCACCTACTGCAACACCATTTTTAACAAAAAAACTATCTATTGGTCCCTCAAAAATAAAAATATACTCTAAAGTATTATCTATTTTATCGATATTAAATATTGTTTTATCTGCTCCTATTTTTGAAAGATATTTTGGCTTTGTATCTTTTTTATTTTGTTTTAATTTTCTTGATTGATAAAATATGATTTTATTATTATCATAAAACGGTATTATTATTCTATTTTTATGTACAAAATCATTTCTACTAAACCACAAAGATTTAGGTTTATTAATTGCTGTTAATAGTCTTCTCTCTTTGCATGTAATTATAGCATGTGTTACCATTGGTTCATGACTATAAAAACTGCACTGAACTTTATCGTATAAATTAATACAATCACCAGGAAGAGATTGTGGTGGTTTATCGGGAGTTAATTTATCTTCTGTTTCAACAGGAATGTTAAATGTATCTATATCTTTACATTCATTAATTATATCAATATAATTCTTACCTGTTACTTCTTGGACCCATTTTACAGGAGAACCACTCCAACCACAATTATGACAGAAAATATGATCTTCTTTTACTATATAGTAGAGTCTTCTTTTTTTATTCCAAGACTTACCTTCTCTACAAACAGGACAACCACCTTCATATACGTTAGTTAATTTTTTATACTTAGGATACCCCGCATATTGATAAAATTTTTCTACAATATATTCTTGTGGTATTACGTCATTTAGGCTCATCTACTGATCGGACATCAACTATTTGTTTTGTAATAAATTGGCCGGTGTGAGGATCAGTATAATGTGCTTCTGTACGTATTTCATCACCCATTCTAACTTCTCTCATTGTAGGTGCAATTGTATTACCAGCAGGTCCCATTATATTATTAGGATTTTTTGTATATTCAACTTTTCGCATTTTTAATCGCCTTCTTAATAATATTTATTATATTTTCGTTGTTATTAAACGATTCTCGCCATGAAGAATAATTCCTTACAATAGACCACATATTTAATTTCTTTGCTTCTTCTATAAATTTATTATGATTACTTTTATGAGTTTTACATTTTTTTAATTGTTCTTCATATATAGGTACCTCATCTGGATAATAATCATAACCAATTGATAAGTCCATTAATTTTAAGTTTCTTTCATAAATGACTTGCTGTTCTTCTGTTAATTTAGTTAGATCTAATTTTTTAAATCGAGCAAGACCATATTTAGGTATACCAGGTATATTATCAGATTTATCACCTGTTACAGCTCTGTAATTTAAATATTGGTCTTTAGATACTCCTGTATATTCTTCAAAATTTTGTAATGTAACTATTTTCTTTTTTATAGGACTATAGATTTTAGTATCAACGGATATTGTTTGTAATAAATCTTTATCAGTTGTTACTATAACACTTTGACCAGGAAGGTGTGCTGATAACCAAGCCATTAAGTCATCAGCTTCCATTCTAAGCGGAAACATATTATGTACACCTAGTAAAGAAATAATCTCTTGGATTTTTTCTGCATACTCATGTACATCTTTAAATTTATCGTCATCCCTATTCGCTTTATATTCTACGGTAATAACTTCATTCCTGAAATTAGTAGAAGGCCATTCTAATTTTTTATCCCACGTACA